CATCAGTTACTGCAAGATCTGTATCTCCAGAATCAGAAACTGCTTGTGTTGTGAAACCACCAGCTATTTGTTCTATAAGTTGTAAATTTGTATTAGTTTTATTTCCCCATTGACCAGCATTTTCACCGGTCGCTTGAAGTTCTATACCTAAGGGCGTAAATGTTGATGCCATAATTTTCTCCTATGCGACGTCACTATATGTTATATTTGTACCTGTTGCAACATCAGAATACGAAATATTTGAACCTGTGTCAACGTCTTGATATGCCTGTATTCCAAAGCCTGTTGATGTTCCAAATCCTGCCACAGAAACTGTTACTTCTTGTCCAGTTAAACCCATAACATCTTCTGGTGCGATAGATCCTACAGATAATGTAGCTGACACACCAGATATTCCTACTACATCTGCAGGAGCAATACTTCCAACAGATGAAGTAATACTAAAACCAGGTACATTTATTATAGGGTTTGTGGTAATTAAAACATCTCCTAAAGAGACATCTATTTGTTGTCCAGTTAAACCCATGACATCTGCCGGAGAAATTGATCCAACAGAACTTGTAATACCTAATCCAGTTAACCCCATCACATCTGCAGGAGCGATTGATCCAACACTTACAGTTGCTGATTGACCTGTTAATGTTCCAGTAAAATCTGATTTTGCTACAGGTGATCCAACACTTGAAGTTGAAGATACTCCTGTTAAGCCCATTACGTCTGCAGGAGTTAAATTAAATATACCCCAACTACTGTTGCCCCATGTGCCTTCGTTCCAAGCCGAAGCTCCAAGAGAAGATGATATTTGTTGAGTTGGCGCTTCTATTTCTACAGTTACTCCTGATTCACCCCAGTTTTCAACTCCCCAACCGTCTTGTCCCCAACCAGTATTTATTTCAGCTGTTACAGTTACAGAACCTATACTAAGAGTAGCTGATATACCCGTAAGACTAACAGTCTCATTTGAAAGATCATTCCACTCACCATCATTCCAAGACTTCGCACCCCAACCAGTTGCAAAAGGATCAGTTGTTCCCCAACGACCGGTGTTCCAGGTTGTGCCTGATTGGTTCCAAGTGTTTGCCATAAGGAGGACCTCCTTATGCTAATCTTATGATTGCGTTAGTTGCGTCTGCTGTAGGAAATTGAATTGTAAAAGTTCCACTTGTTACAGTTTTATCTGCACCAAAAGCGACTGCAGCGACTGCTTTATTTGATTTAGATGAATTATAAATTAAACATCCGTTTGCTGTAAAAGAAGCATTTGTAAAACTAGCGTTAGCAAAATCACAAACTGCTGTTGATGAATCTAATGTTGGTGTTACGCTTGTAAGAGATATACCACCTGAGGTATAAGCTGTCGATGTTCCTGAATTTGTAATTTCATTAGATGAGTTAAAAGCTGTAGTCCCTGCTCCTAATGTTGCAGAGCTAGTAAATAAAGCTAATTTAAAAGTATCTCCAGTTGTAGCTGTAAAGTCGTGTGTTCCAACTAAAAGCTCTTGTTTAAAACTATTACATATTGCCGATGTTATTGCCATAATTTATCTCCTACGGGTTCACTGATCTTACCGGTATTCGAACAGTGCCATCTGTATAGTCATCTCTTCTTCGTCTACCGACTTGCTCATTAGCAAACTTCTGTACCTCTTGTTTATATTTATTTTCGTATAAAGTCAACATATCTATAGGTCCTTTTAAAAAACCATACGCCTCTGATAAACAGCAATATAATAGCCCATTTGGAAAGTTAAGACTAATATAATTAGTGTCATTATTCTCTAATAAAACAGGCATAAAATTAAAATGTATTCTAAATTTGTATGCTTGATCTGGAGTAGGGGCTAAAGCTATACGTCCTGAAGTAGTGTCAGACTCCCCTGTTGCTCCTCCATACATAGCATAATATTTAGGTTTACCTCTTTTTGAGGACTCAGTAGAAGGCACATACTCTTGTAAATATGTATAATCTTTTTTTTCTAAATATGAATTAGCACCTGTTACAGCCGATGTAGAATCATAAACTTGTATACTTCTTACGAACAAACAGCCAGCTGGAGCGTTAAATTGATCTTGACCTACGACCATTGAACCTGTTTGTTGTTTTCTATCTGCATCAATAGGAACCTCTCTCATTATTCTATACTGTGCATTTAAAATAATATTTTCTAATACAGCGTCTGTTAAAACATTAGAATCAACCTCAGTATAACTTCTAATTTGTGTTTTTAATCCTGATGCGCTTAATCCTGCCATTATGCTATTCCTGCAACCTCTCTACAAATAGGACAACTTTTTTTGTATCTATTATGTGTTCCACATTTTACTGCTTTTCCATTTTCATCTGTGTACAATGGAACTTCTGGTTCTGGAACGTGTAAATATAATTCTTCGTGCTCATCTATTTCATCACATTTACAAGCTTTAATACCAAATAATTTACATATAAAATTTTTTATTTTTTTAATCATGCCGTTACTGTCACTGGCCCTGCAGATGCAGAACCCCCTCCTCCTGTTTCAGTTATACTAGATGTTGTAGCCGTTGCAAAGGTATAATTATCATCGTCTACTTTAGTAATTGAATATCCCGTAGCTAAATTTATTGTTGCTGCAGCCACACCTCCAACGACATTTGCATCCCTAAATCTAACAGTGTCACTTGTTGACCTACCATGATTTGGTTCATTTACAGATATAGTAGTTGATCCTGAAGTTGTTGTAAAAGCATTTAAAGGTAAAATATTAGGAACAGCTGTTTCTATTCTATCAGGTCTTACATGTCGTAAAGATATAGAATCACCATTCATAGGTTTTGGTTCTAATTGTGGTTGTTTTGGTTCAAATTCTGATACGTGCACAAAAGCACCATTCCATTCTCTAACCATTTCTTTGTATGGAAACTCCATACCAGATCTATCTGATATTGCTTTTGCGTATTTACCTGTTGCGTATTTTGCCATTATGCTCCTGGGTAATATGCTTTAGGGGTAATGTGTGTGCTAGATGCAGAACCATCTTCTGCTAAGGCTCTTGCAAACTCATCCTCATAAGCAAGTTTTGTTGTTTGAACCATTTGTGGCATATATTTCATTGATAAATAATATGCTAATCCAGATACCATACAAGGAACAAACCTAAATGGAACATCTGTTGCATTTGTATAATCTCCAGCATCTTGTATTCTTTTTATAAAATAAAAATGCATATCTTTAGATGCATTAGTTGAATCTGGTGTTGGATAAATATGTATTCTAACTCTATCAATAAGTCTTTCTACCCAATATTGATTTGGTGTTCCTTTTGATAATTTGTTAGAAAAACCTGCGTAAGTAGATCTATCTACTTTAGTCATCGGACTATCTGATTGTGTTGTTTGAGTTCTGTTTGATCTTAGTTGTGCTTCAAGGACATCGGACATTCCAAAGATACCATTAGTAGGAGTAGTAACAGCACTTGTGCCATCACCACTAGCTCTGAAAAAATCATAATCCGATTGACCTTCAATTAAATCCATGTTGGTTTCATCAATTTCCCAATAATGAATACCTCTGTTACCCCATTCTTGAAGTAATATATTTAAAGTTCTTCTAGCGTTTTTTAATTGATAACCAGCAACGTTTTGCTGACCTATTCTTTCAAAAGCCTCTTCTATTATTTCATCAATAGCAAAAGTTTTATCAAAAGTTGTTGTCCCCGAGGTGGTGTTAGCCATTTAACCTCCTATCCATCAAAGAATGTCGTAACACTCACTGCTGTTCCTGCCGGAATATCTATGAAAGCTCCTGCATCAAATAACACTCCATCATCTGGAATATATGGATCAATATAATCTTTTGTAGTTGTTGCAACTTGAAAAGAAAATAAAGATGTTCCTGATACGGGTGATGTATTGAAGTAAGATATATTTCCCACAGTTCCACCAGTCGTAATGTGCATTCCTCTAACTCTTGTTCTACCAGCAGTTAACACAGCTTGTCCACCTGTAGTTCCCGCAGCGTTTCCGACTGAAGTGTTAGTTCCCACAGCACCATTAACAGCTATTTGAGTAACTGTGTTAAAAAATTTACTTCCTGTTACTGTAGTAGAATCTGGTCCAGTAATTGCTTCTGATAATGCATTGCCTGCAATATCAGTTCCAGTCACTGTAAAAGTAACTCCAGAAACATCTGAGGCACAAGTTATAGTAAGTTTACACGCTTGGTCTGTATCATGAAACGCACCTGTCCCAGCTGCAGCAGCTAAAGTTAAGTTAGCAGCTCCACTTGTAGTTTGTAATGCAGCAACAGATGCTGTTGCAGCAGATAAACTGTTTAAGAATGTTTTACTTTTTACGTCTGTTGACATTTGTTTCTCCTAAAAGTTCGTGTGGGCCGAAGCCCACACTTTTACTTATTAAAGCTCAGTATTAGCTGTTCTCTCTTTTCCTGCTGAAATGTAATCTAAAGTCATTACTTTCGCAGCAGCAGCACCGTTTTGAATTGCAAATGAAACAGCCAACTCTTCGTCGTCTGGAGCATTCGTATTCACGCCAGTTCCGACTTTTACGTTATCTTTGTAAACGTGAAACTTTCTATCTTTTGGATCATAGTAGAATCCTAAAGTCATAAAAGTATCGTCGGCTGCAGTTCCTGCAGATACTGTAGTTTGTGTTCCATCTTTTTCAATTCTAAGATTGATAGATGTTGAACCGTCTGCTTTATCAAAAAAGATTCCATCAGATACACCATCAATGATAGTTGTATCAGTTATGATTAGACCGATAGCAAAATCAGATTGTGTTGCATCATTAACTTTGAATCTAGTTTTAAAATACAAACCTTTTGCAGCTTCATATTTGAAAGACTCAATTACGCCGCCTGAACCGCCGGCCCATTGAAACTCATCAGAATCATTGTCTGCATCATCGTTTGTTACAACTAATAAACCGCCGTCACCAGAACCAAGAGCTTCAGATGCATTACCTGAACCACCTTCAGTTGTAGTGATAACCCAGTCACTAGCTGTGTATTTGTCGAAGTCCTCATGATAAACGTGGTATTTAATTGGATCTGGTTGTTTTAAATGTTCACCAGTTCCTCCTGTCACTACGTTTGTGA